ATTATCTAACACAGGTAATTTATCATCACCGGCAGCTTCTAATAGACGTTTATATAATGTATTGTTTCTAGTATAGTCTTTCATATTTTAAAAAAATTCATCTAGGTTTGATTTCTTTTCAAAGTTCCAACCTATTGCATTTACAATAAATCTTAATGGTTCTAAGAACGATTTAGTAAACATCTCATCATAATCGATATATTGATGTAGTTTAAATTCTTTTGGCAATTGATTTGAAAATGATATTACATTTTCTCTCAAAGTATTAGGTTCTTTCAATGATATAAACTTAATCTTATCACCACTTTGTATTGTTTCATATTTTGATAATTTATGTTTCTTCAATAGATTGTTATAAAGTAAAGCACCTCTTACATGAATAGGTGTTGCCTTCTGATATATATCTTTTGTGGAAGAATACTTTTTAAGATTATTACAACTTCTAGGATAAGCAATTTCTTCTGGTGGTAACTTTCTAAAGTGTGTTCTAAAATTTTCTATGAAATCAATCAATGCCGATTCATCTTTATTCATAATAACTTTTATAGCCTCTTTAATCTTTACACGACAAGGTGCAGGAGTTGAAGACTTAACTGCCTCAATACCCATAATTTTTAGTTTAGGTTCTTTTAGGTCAAGACCTTCTTCATTAAATACATTTAAAATATATCTTTTCTTTGCAGTCCATATACCTTTGTTGGCAATTACTTCTCGTTTCATAATCATTTTCTGATCGTATGCATTAACATACTTTGCTAGTTTAGCGAAACTAGAATCAATAAATGGTTGTAGTTTTTCTTCAGAAAACTTATCTAATATTTTTACAATCTTTCTATTGTCAGATTTATCTTTGAATATCTTATCAACCATTCCGCCTAGTTTGATATAGATTGAATCTGTATCAGACGCAACAACATAGGCTACACTTTTAGTGCCTAATAGTTTATTCAGATACTCATTCACATCACGTTCAATCCATCTGATTGTCAACTGACCTGCCATTGTAATACCTTCAGCGTGTCTTACATCATAGTATCTAAAGTATTGATTACCGATAGCACCATAGGCACTATTCAAAGCAATCTTTCTTGACAGTTGTATATTATAATTTTTAGTTATATCATTCTTTAATCTTTCATCACCTGTTTCCTCATACAATGCCTTTGACTTAGCCATCTTATTCTTATATATAACTCTCTCTTTGTATAATTTATCCATTAGTTCAGGTAAAAAACCCTGCTTGTCTGTTCTAAATTTAGCACCATTGGGAGTGATAGTGGCGCCATCTAAACCAGACAAGTCAGATTTTTGATTTAACATATTTTCTACATTAACAACACCTTCGTCATAACCAATCATTGTTTCAGGAGAGATATTGTATTGCATAATTAAATGCGGATACAAACTGTTTAAATCAAAACTTACAATCCAATCATGAAAACCTACAACAGGATCTTTTACATAGGCACCTTCATAACCTCTTGATACTTTTTGTTCTATGATGGCAGGTGCAACAATATTTTTAGATTTTAGATGATTGAATATAATAGTATCCCATATACGAACTTGACCAAAACAATCTTGATAATTAACTTTTGCCTCATACGCCATGGTCAAATGCAACTCGATCAATTTCATCTTGTCTTCTAACTTATCAACAAGTTCTACATCTTGTATATTATATTCTATAAACTGTTGATAGTCTTTTTGATAAAACTCTTTAAATGTGTCATAAGGATTCTCGTGTTTCTTCTCACCTAGTTCTACATCACCTATATGATCTAGTCTATAACTCTCACGTCTAACAAATGTATGCTTACGATATAGGTCAAGGTAATCTAATACAGCGATACCCATCATATCCCAAGTCTTCTTCTCTTGTTTGTTTTCCCAACCACTAACTTTAACGCTACTCTCACTTACAATACCCCATGGACTAAACTGTAATATATATTCATCACCCATGAGTCTTCTAAATCTATTCATTAGAAAAGGTATATCAAAGAATTTAACATTCCAACCTGTGATAATGTCAGGATTATAATCTGTCCAGAATTCTAAAAACTTTTCAATCAATGCTATTTCAGTTTCGCACTTGAAAAACTTTACATCATCACGATCATTCACAAAGTCATTCATACCAAAGACTATGATCTTCTTTGTTGTATGTTCTTTTACTGTTATAGATATTAAAGGCTGATCTGCCTCATCTGGATTTGGGAAACCATTCTCACTCTCACACTCGATATCAATTGTAAGTATTCTTATCTGTTTGATATCCCAATCAATCTTGTCAGGAAATTCGTCTGCGATAAATGGATATTGATATTTTGTATTACCATAGTATTTAAAATCACTAACACCTTTATACTGTTCAATCCACTTCTTCGCTTCAGGTATACTTTCGAAAGTAACCTTACCTACATTACGACCGTCTAGTGTTTTATATTTTGATTCTTTACCTGATGGTATGAATAGGGATGGTTTATAATTGATTCTAAACTTCTTATGACTACCATCATGGTTTACACCACGAACCAATAGCCTGCCACGATATGGCAATACCGAAGTATAGAATTTCATTTATATTATATCTGTTTATTATTGAAATGTTTTTTTAAATTTACAAGTTTTTCTTCCGCATTAGAAAGTTGTTCTAATAGTTTATCTAGTTCAGTCAAGTGCTGAGGATGTTCTCCTATTGCAACTGGATTGTCAAAATAAATTATCATTGTAGCATTTGCCGAAGCAATATCAGCGATATACTTCTTCTCTAATGCCTTATATAGTGGATTTTCTGTTTGATGATTTTGTGCCATTGTTCACTCCTTTAATTATATAATATTATAACATATTTAGAATAGATTGTAAAGCGTTTATTCTAAACTATATTTGGTTGTTACTACATATTTTCTTGCTGGATTTACCATGACATTTATTCTGTCCATAAATGCTCTGTCAAATAGTATAGGTGTTCTTTCTTCTCTATCGTCTAATGTAAATTCTACTTCATATAAACCACCTAAAAAATCTACATCAAGTTTAACTACATATCGGTCTTCTTCATAGTTTCTTAAACCGCCAACTTTGATATCCTCTTTACGAATAATATCACTTGTAATAGTTTTGCCTAGTAAAGTCCATTTGATTTGCTTGCCAATAACTTTCATATTGTTAGCATGAATAACTGACATACCAGAATTACCTGTATCAAATTTAGCAACTATTTCGCCAAAAGGTTTAATTGAAACTATCTCTTTGTACCCACACTCACTAGGTACTTTTACCCAATTTTTTTTTTCTGAAAAGAAAGTAATAATTTCTTTACTAATATTCTGCCCACTTGCTTCTTCTATACCTTCTGTGCCGGGAGAAGAATTTACTTCAATAATAAATGGAGCATCCTTTTCTCTATTTCTACTTGGTATAAAATCAACAGCAGTCCATACTCCATTAACTGCTTTTGCAGCTAGTAAACTTGCTTCTATTTCTATTTCTGTTAGTTTAATTTTTTCTGGTTTAGAACCTAAAGATACATTACTTCTAAAGTCGCCCTCAATTACAGGTCGTTTCATTGTAGCAAGTACCTTACCACCTAATACTAATACTCTAACATCATAATCAGTTTTAATATATTCTTGTAAAAGTAAATCAGTATCTTCATCCTGTTTATTAATTAACTGTACGATACTATCTAATGATTTTTCTGACTCAATAAATAATACACCAACACCTTTTGACCCTCTTAATGTTTTCATTATAACAGGAAAGTTTGTGTCTAGTTTATCAAATGCTAATACTGATTTTTCAGGATCATTTATCAAAACAGTTTTAGGTTGTTTAATACCATAGTCTGAAAGTCTTAATGAAGTTCTATACTTATCAGCACATACATTAATGGTCTGTCTGCTATTGACTACACATATACTATGTTTTTCTAAAGTAGAAATAATGTCTAACCAACTATCTTTTCTTACAACAGAACCTCTTATGATTGCAATTGTATCAATAGGAGAAACTTCAAAGCCTTTTTCATCTTCTTTATTATGCAATTTAAAAATACTATCTTCGTATGATGTATAACCACCAGAGAGTCTATAAAGATAACTTTTCCATCCTAATTTTTCTGCTTCTTCTTGCAATCTATTAGCAGTATGAAAAGTTTTTGCTTTTTCTGGTTCATCTGTTATAATTAACAACTTGTATTTTTTGTTGTCTTTAGCTTCAGATATGAATTCTTTAAACTTAGGCGCTTTCATTTTCTATTTTTTTACCTATATTATATTTAGCTTGAAGATCCCACTCACCTTTTTCTTTAAAACTTAATACTTTGATTTGTGATAGAGGTGCTTTCTTTTCAGCAATTGAATTGTTTAATATAGCAATTAATCCCCAATCACTTAATAGTTGGGTAATTGTATTTCTTCGTTCAGCGTCATTTTCAGAAAAGTTTGATTCTTTGCCATCTAAAGCAAATAACTCTTTGAAATGCACTATAAAATATCTTCCTTGTTTATGTAAAATGTGACAAGATTGAAATAACTTTTTATCTTTTCTTGACGCCACACCTATTCTGGTTAAAGTCTCCCTAACTTTTAGAAAGTCATCAGGTTCTTTTAACTGTACTTCTAACATCTTCTCCGGATGCCAAGTATTATCTAATCCATTCATTTTATCCCACCTTTATATAATTTCTCTTTAATATTTTTCAATTGATCTTTGGTGAGTATATCAAGAGCGGACTTTGCCTTTTCATTACTATATCCATAAAACTCTTTTACACACTCAATATCTTTCAACTTACTCGCTCTTAAAAAAGGACTAAACCTTTTCTTTGATCTAATACTATTTAGTAGAAATTGATATTGCATATCTTTATCTAGGAAGTGATTACGATTTACTTCATTAACAAGCATTATGGTGTCTGAAAAACCAGATAATATCTTATTGATTATAAAAGCAGGATATTTTCTGATCCACTCTTTATCTTCGGACTTCATTAAGTCCTTTTTAGTAAAGTTTATGGAGTTAAGATATTCTGATAATTGGTAGTCTTTGTTCATATATTTTCCTAACTTAATTCGTATGCCATTTTTTTCTATTTTCTTTCACACTTAACATTTGTAAATTATCTACGCTTGATATTTTTTCAGGTAATATGTTATTATTAAAACCATAATAAACTGATAATTTGTGATCAAGTTGATAGCCGTTTTTACCACACTTAACTCTTTTTAAATTTTTAGGATTTATTTGGTCTTTAAATAGTCTATAGTTTTTTTCTGTTATATTTGATACAACGCTTCTATATTTTTTAAATTCATCTCTATTAGGGTTCCAATTAGGGTGATTTTTATGTTTTGGATAATTTCCTATTCTTGTTTGTCCTTCTTGTTGTTTACTATAAAGTTTAACACTTTTTGAAGTTTTTTTAGTTAATCCTTTATTCCAAGGAGGTCTTCCTGTGTTATCTGGTAATATACCTCTGGCAACTCTTTTTTTAGCTGACAATGACATCTTATCTAAAGTAATTTCATTGTATGGATTTTTTAATCCTTTATTCCAAGCTTCAGTATTTTTAAAATATTTTTTAAGAGATAAACTTATTTTTCTACAATGTTCTATAGGGTGTGGTTTTCTTTTAAAAAATAATCTGCCTTTAATAAAATTTTTACCTGGTAATTTATCACTTCGTTTATTAACTTTACCATTATTCCACCATATTTGATTACTGTATACCATAGTATTATTTATACAAACTTGCTTTTGTAGTTATTTAAATTTCACCTGTGACATTAGTTCAGTTAAACAGGCAACTAAATTAATTTCCTGGTCGCTCACAAAACTCGACTTATACTGATAATCAGCAATGATTAATACAGCATGAGGTATTGTAGATGGTTCTAAATTAGTATATAATGTATCATATATCTTTCTAAAAATCTTAACAGGATCATTGTCAAGGTTATTGACAACCCATTTTCTCATGTCACTAAACTCTTTACCTTTAAGGTGTGTGACCAAAGTTTTTAGATTTTCATCTGATACATTCACTAATATGCCAGCGTCTATACTACCACTTACTGAATATCTTTGTAATTCATTAATGAGTTTTCTGAAATCTGGAAAGTGTTTTGTGATTAATTCAACAAGGACCTTATCTTCATAAGATACATTTTGTTCTTTGAGAATATAAACTGCTCTTTCAAACAATCTACTTGCCAG